AAGGTGCCTCCTCCAGGACCAAACCCTGCACCCGAGGCACCAGCCGTCGCGCCGCCAAAGCCGATATTGGCACTCTGGACGTGAATCTCGGCGGTGCTGAGAGAAATAGCCTTCACCGAAGAGACCGTGGAAGTCAGATCAGGGCGCGCCGCCGGATTGCCGACGCCCCTTGGCCGTCCAGCAAGATGGTCAAATAGTCCGCCCAGCTTTCCGCCGCCGCTCAGCGGGTCATTGGCGGGGGCGCCCGTGCCGCCGTAGTGATTCTGCACGCGCTGCACCAAAGCCGCCGCGGCAGCGCCGGCTGCTTTGTCGCCCATGGTCTTGAGCGCTTCCGTCGGGTTTTTGAAAAAGCTGGAAAACTCGGTCGCCATCTTCTCGCGCGCTGCATTGGCGGACTCTACCAATTGCGCGTCCTTCAATTGCTCGGCCGCCACCGCACGACGGTTGTAATCGGTCTGCGAGATCTCCTGCTGATTCAGTTCTTCCTGATATTTGCGCAGTCGCTCTTCGTACTCGGTCTCGATCGCTGCCGTCTGATTCTTCTCGGCCGACATCAACTTCGCCCGCGCCTGCGCCTCGATCTGCTCGGTTTCCTCAGCATTTTTGCGCGACAAATCAGAGGTTTGCTCGTTTGCGGTCCCCTGGATAAGGCCCGTGGCGCGATTCAGTTGCTTCATTCCTTGCTGATATGCGGCCTCTCCTTCAGGCATGCTGCGATCGATCTGTCCGTATTCTTCATTGAACGCGCGCCGCTTTTCATCGATCGCCCGCTGTGCTTCGGCGCGGATCCGCGCGAATCCTGAAACCTGATGTTCTGTAGTCGCATTCGAAAGCGCATCAACCTGCTCGGAAAAATGACGCTCTGAATCGAGAATCTCCGCATTGACCCGCATGTGGACAGCTGCGGTGTGATCATCCTTCGTCTGCTGGTCCCAGTCTGGATTGGCGTTAATTTTAGCGACATCCAAATCACCTTGAGCCTGGATTCGGCCAATTCCCTTAAAGCTCGAAAGCGCCGCTTCTCCGCGGGCTAGTTCGATTTCGTTTCGCTGCTGATCGATAAGCTTCTTTTCTTCCGCGTAATACTTGCGATCAATTTCAGCCACAGCGGCTGTGTTCTTTGCGTGTTCTGCCTTAAAATCCGCATCGGCCGCTACCCGCTGGCGTTCCAATAATGGAATGCCCCGCAGGGTAGCCTCGTCGGCCTGATCCTGGAGGTGGCGCAATTCCGCGGCAGTAGCGCGAGATTGATTGATTTTCACAGCATCCGCTTTAGACTGGGCATCCTCGCGGGCCTGCTGGCGTTCCTGCCATCCGTCGTCGCTTGGAAGCTGCTTTTGATCCTGCGGAGCAAGCCCGCGATTGTAAATGTCAATCGCGTACTGATCGCGCCGCTGGTTGAATATCTGATTCTGATCTGCTTTCCGATTCTCAAACGATTGTTCGACCCCGGCGCGCGCGTACTCCGGAGCCCTGGCCACCGCGATTTTCTGCTCGTTCTCGATGCGGCGCATTTCATCCTGACGCTGCTTTTCGATTCCTCCGAGCTTCTGTTTATCCTGCTGCGTTGTGAGATCGTCTAGGCGTTTCTGATCAGCTGGGGAAAAATAGTCAAAGCCCGAGACGCCCATGAACGATGCAAGGAAGTTGTCCGCACCGGAGAAGTTCTTCTTTTTCTGCGTAAGTTGATCTATTTCGCGGTTCAGATCCCCCATCATGGAAATCTGCATCTGTAAACCGCTGTCATCGAAAAGCTTGATGGCCGCAGCTTGGCGCGCTTCCTCCTCGTACTTCTTCACGACCCCATCTACATCGAACCACTTTTCGTACAGCTTTCTTGCCCCTTCAATCAATTGGGTAAGAACCATCGCGCCGATCTGGATTGCGCCTAGTCCAATCAGTGCAGTCCCCACCATATTCAGTGCTGCCTGGGCCAGTTTGCTTTCGGCGATGATCCCTCGAAACGCCCGCGGCAAATGGATACCGAATTCTTCGGTGAGCAGATGTGTTTTCTCGCGGGCGCTCAATGCTCCAGCGCCCATCTCATCCATTCCCTGCTTGACGCGTTTGCCTGTGGTTGCGCCAGCCGCGCCCAGCGTATTCAAGCTCTGGGTAACCTTCGCCACCGTCTCGCCGGAGTTGCCATCGACGACGTTGATCGTGATTTGAACCGCTGAGGTATCTACAGCCATAGTTCACTTCCTCTTGCGGAACTTGACGCCGCAACTGGAGCACTCGACCGCGAAACGGTTGAGCTGCCGGGTACCGCACGTATTACAAGCCGGATGCCGGTCTTCGAACGCGCTGCGCGCATGCGCCAGCGCCAATAGGCCGCTGACCTCAAATGCGGCCAGATCGCCAGCCGTAAAGCCGACGCCGGCCTTTTGTTCGGCGTCGAGGCGGAGCAGATGCTGGCCAAACTCGTAATAGCCAGGGGACAGCGTGCGCGGCGGGATCTGAAAAGACATCCGCTCGCGCGTCTCCTCGTTTGCCCCGGCCGACTCGCGCTCGATGCGGGAGCGCACGAAGTCCTGCTCGAAGATCTCTTCGAGAGCCATTCGCACGCCTTCCGTATCATGGACGACATCAATCATTGTCCTCACTGAGGTTTGCGGCGGCCGGGGAGAAAAGAACGTCGGCTGCAGCAACCTTGTGGTAGGTGTCCATCTCGGCAACGATTGTGTCGTGATCCGCGCCCAGTTCCACGCCGTTCACCTGGTAGCCCTCCACGCTCACAATCAGCTCGTCGTAGAGTTCTACCAGCGTCGGCTGGGGTCCCATCCACAGCGTCTTCGCCTTGCGTGAGCCGCCAACGATGCGCGAGCGGCTGGAGTCGCGCGAGAAGCGGCGCTGCTGCTCGCCGTTGGGCGTCTTGAAGCGGTGGCAGAGCCCGCGATACTTCTGCATGACGCCGTTTTCGTCCGCGCTCCATACGGCGTTGAGGTAGACGGCCTCGACGCCCAGCATGATCGGCTCGTCGTTGGAAGCCTCGGCGCGCTCCACGCTCACAATCGTGTTGCCGACGGCCAGGCGGTGCGACAAGGGCAGCAGCGCCTGCCAACCGGCCGCGGCCGTTATTGGCGATCCGTCCGCTGTAGCGTAGCCCTGGGCGTCGATCAGGCTCGTCTCCACCAATTCAAGGCGCGCCGAACTGGAGTCGAAGCTGTCCACCCGCTTGCCCATCTGGTTTTCTGAGGTTGAGACGATGCCGTCGAAGTAGCGCATCCACTGTTTCTTGACGATGCGCGCAAGTGCAAGCCGGTACTGTTTTCCGCGCTCTTCGATCACGATGACGCGGGGTGTTGCAAGCTCGATAGATGCCATAGAGAGTCCTTCTTTCGCTTGGAATGGGATTTGTGTTGTCGCTCTGCAGGGTGAAGGACCCTGTACTGCCTGAGGCTCGCGGAGTGGGGCGACGCCTCCCCGCGGCGAAGTGGGGCCGCGGGTACTACAGGAAAAAGGGGGCGCGCCGCCTTGGTTGAACGCGCCCTTGGAGAAACCTCGTTATGCGCCCATAAGGTAGGCCGGTACGGAGTTGATCACCTGGAGGGAGATCGCCGCAACGCCGGCGACCTGGTAGCAGGTGGTTTCGTCCGCCTCAAGCTGCCAGACTTCCATATCGCCGTCGAAGCCGAGCTTGGTCGTCTTGAGGTGGACCTGAGGAATCGAGATCTGAAGCTGCGCGGACGCTCCCGAGTTGACGGTCAGCGTGTAGGCCGACGCCGTGTCGTTTTCATGCAGCGTATATACGTCATCCACACTCTTTGCCGCGATGGTGGTCGTGAGCGAAAACTTGGGGCTTCCCTTGCGAACGAAGATGCCATATTGACCTCCGCCCGGCGCTTTGTGCACCGCGAGCTGGTTATCCAGCTTCAAGGTAGTGCTCATGTGGCGGCCAACAAAGGATGCCGGGGCACCCACTGGGCCGAAGGACAGCGCGGCGTCGGAGCCGAGAATATACGATTCGGCGGCAAGCGCGGGCAGAGCGGCCATGGCGCCGATAATCTGCCGCCCAGTGCCGATCATCGTCATCTCCGCCATGATCGCGCCGATATCGTTGATGGTGAACGTAGCGTCGTTGACGCACATGTCCGGGCATTTGTACTCGAGGTCGGCGGTGTCCTCGTGATATGTCGTCGTAGGCACGGCGCTGCGCGTGGACTCGTCGAAGGCGAAGGTATGTGTGTAGGGCGATGCCACGCCGGTAACGGTTTCCTTGCCCATCAGGAAGGCGGGGATCCAGCCGGCGATCCACGGCGCCAGTTCAGCCTTGAATCCCGAGAACTTGGTATCGAAGCTGGTGACCTGGCCACCGGTGGCAAAGGCCGTGCCCTTGCCTGCGTAGTCGATATCCGAGCGGCGCGTGGGGGCCAGCTCCACAATAGCGCCGCCATCGAAGCGCTGCCTCTGGGTGAGCGCGGCATCAGCCAGGGCCGTGTTCCACGCAAGCTGGCGATTCGTGCTCAACACCAGGTTCCGTAGAGATTTCGGTTGCGATTCAAAATTGAATGGTCCAGGCATGGCTATTTGCTTCCTTTCGAGGCGACTGTTTTGGTTTGCACGGCGGTTGCGGTGTCCCCGGTTGGCTGCACATTCTGAGCACCCGTAGCATCTGCGTCGGCCTCGGCCGGAGCGATCTCGAAGATCGGTTCGCCGCGGAACAATTCCTTCGACAACACGCGGCTCCATTCGCTGGTGAGGACGCGGGTTGAAGCCCCGGGCGTGAATTTGTAGGACAAATGCGCGTTGGTAATCTGGAGAGAGCCATCCGCGCCCACCATCGCAACACCTGCCGCGCTGAGCTGTACATCGACGAAATCGGATTGAGCGGTTGCCATATTCGGTCCTCACTGCCCCGGCTGGGCGTTCGCCCCGCTAAACTGGGCGATTCCCTTGACGAGCACTACGATTGAAAACAGTTGATCCACCGGTCCCTCTTCGGACGCCACGAGGGACACGCTCTTCATCTCGATCGGCATCGTCTTCGACCCATCGGCCAACACCAGGCGCGCGCCGGCGAGCTGATCCTGGACGGTGGCCACCAGCACCAGAGTCTGTCTGCGCTCATCGGCCTTCGAACGAAGCGACGACTCAAAACAGAGCATCTCGAACGGAAGGCCTCCCTCGTACGTCAGGCGCTGATTGTCGTGCAGATTCTCGTACTCTGCGCCGGCGAAGCGTACGCGGACTGACGGCGGCTGCAACACCAGGCGTCCATCGTCGTCGAAATCCTTGTCGCCCAGGGAATCGATGTTGACCTTCGTCCCGTAGGCCGCGGCCAGGTTGGAATTCAGAAGCGCCAGCAGGGCAGCTTCGACGTAGTCGATGCGAAAAGACGAACTCACTGCGCACCGTCCAGTCCGGCCTGTTGCTTTGCCTTGTTCACGTAACGGACCACGATGCCACGGATCCGCTTGGGGTCCTCGGGCCGGAACACGAGATACGGCCGCGGCGGAATGTTCTGGTGGCGCTCATGCGCGCTCACATTGCTCATATTGCGCGGCCCGATGCGCCTGATTTTTTCCGTGACCAGGTTGCGCGGCCCGGTGAGTTTGGTTCGGAGCGTTGGACGCCTGTGGCCCTCCAGCGCTGGGCCTTCGAGCCGCGTGGTTGCGTAGCCCGGCCCTTGGAGGCGGGTGCGGCTTCCGGAAAACTGCGTCTCCAGGCGCCCATGCTCGCCGACCTTGATCGTGGCCTCAACCTGCGCTTTCGTCTGGGGACCGATCGCGACCTGGCGATCGCGCGAGCCGAACTGGTGAACAGCTGCGTACTTCAGCACGGTCCCTATCACCACGCCGTTCCCCTGGGCCGCGTAGGTGATGGAATTCAACAACGTGCCTTTGCCGATCAGCAGCTTGTGGCCAGGCCCGTAGCGCTTTGGATCGCGCTTGATGGTGTTCGGCGAAAGGGGAACCCAGGAGCTTGCCGGCGAACCCTGCTCCCGGAAAGTGCGCCGGATCGAGACGAGCTGCGATGCGCCGATTTCCCGCATCAGCTCATAGTGCTGCTGCAGCGAGAGGCGGAACTTGCCCAGCGCTACCACCACGCGACTGTCGTCGACCTTGATTATTTCCGTCGCCATCGCCTACATCCCGTACCAGTTTGGAAAAGTTCCACCACGCTCGTCGCGGTCGCTGCCCGTGTATCCGTCCAGGTTGCGGTCACTGAAGCGTTCCGGCTTGCGGGTGATCACTGCTTCCCCAGACCCCAACTGCGCCTGTTGCGCCGTCACCGGCTGATCGAGCGATGCCTTTCCAGCCGAAATGTCCTTCAGAAAGCCGATGGCTTGATCAAAGCGCTGCTGGACCGTATCGCTGACGCGTGTCTCGCGCCGCCGGCTAAACAGCAAATAAAGAGTGATATCCAGAACCAGTGCCTTCACATCGTCGGATTGCTGCAGCGGAGTGACATACCGCTGCCGGCAGTAGCTTTCCACCCGACCCGACGCCTCTTCGAGCGCTGCGTTGACAACGTCCGAATTCACCTCTCCGGTGAATGCGTCGTCGGTCAGCTCGACAAGGTCCTTCTGCGTAAGCCGCAGGGGAACAAGATCGTCCTGGGTCGCGTAGGCCACGGCTTATTTCGCTTCCTCGCTGCTCGGCTCTGTATAGGCCGCGATGACATTCAACGCCAGGAGCGCTTCGGCCTGGTCGTCGGTCAGATCAATCTGCTCGCCGCGCTTGTAGGGCTCGTTATCGTGCGAAACCGGATGCAGCACGATGTACGTTGCTGTCGGCTCCTCGGGCGCGGCTTGCACAGCGGCTTCAATCGCAGCCTGAACCACTGGCGCGACTGCCTTCGCCCGCTTTGCCGCTGCATTCCTGGCCTGATTCTTTGGCATCGAAGTGCTCCCAGATAAGGTGTGAGGCCCAAGCGTTCCGCGCCCGGGCCCCCAGTTGCGATGGTGAAGGTTTAGGCGACCGCGTTGGCGAAGAGGTAGCCGGCTTCAGGGGCGGTGATGTTCTCGGTCGAATACCAGTCCACGCCCAGCAGATCGGCCTTGGCCGTCGCGTCCGGATGCCGCGCGATGATCACGCCGTAACCGTCGATGGTCAACGGAGCATCAGTCCAGACAAAGCTCTTGCCGAAGCTGACATCCTTCGGAGCTACCTGGCCCTCTGCGCCGATCACCCCCGCGTTCATCACCGAAGGCGCCACGTAGGCGAGAATGGCGTTCTTGCCCCAGAGGAAGCTCTGAGTGCCGTCGCCGTTGTCTTTGATACTGGCGGCCACGACAACCTTGTCCACGCCAAAGACCGTCGCTAGTTCCTGCGGTCCGATGACGCCCACCTGTGTGTACTTGAAGCGGTCCACAATCAGCGGATGGTTGCGCACCATCTTGTAGACGTCATACCCGAGCACCAGCAGGTTCGCCGGCGATCCGGTCGTAATGACGGCCTCCTTCGCCGTTTCGACAGCGGTAATCGGATTCGAGTTCACATAATCCGACCACTGCGAACCGCCCGCGAGCGTTATGGTGTTGTTCCCATAATTGGCCGGGGTGGTTGCCAGCACGGCGGCGCGTGCCTGGCGGTCAAGCATCAGCTTGGTCTGCAGCAGCTCCACAGTGGTCTGATTCAGATCGCCGATCGTGTACGACTTTTTCTCTTCGTCGGCAACCACAGCACTCAGCGCGTGGCTGGGGCAGAAGTAGCTGTTCGTCGAGAGCTTAAAGCTGGTGCGCTCAGAAGGCGATCCAGGAGCGCGCAGCGTGTTGTTGGTGAGCTGCTGGGCTTCGCGGCCGAACACCCAGTAGCGATCGGTCTGGCGGAGCACTGGCAGACGCGGAAACAGCAGGTCTGTCACGTCCTGATTGTTGCGATAGCCCTTCGCGTAGTTCGAAAGGGCCATGTCTAACCGCCCGGTTAAGGGCAGAACCACGGAAGTTGCCATTGCTTCAGCTCCTCAAAGCGAGAATGTCCGGCGCGCATCGGCGCAACGGAGTTGTGTTACTTGACAGATGGGACGAAGTCGATAATGAACTCGTCGCCGATAACCAAGGCGCTCGATTGCGCGCGTCCGGCGATTTCTTCGCCCGAACCCGCAGCGCCCACGGCGGGAATAAATCGCGAGGTAGCATCCGCCTTCACGTACTGGCCCGCGGCAATCACCGCGCCGGCGATCGCCACCGTCTCGCCGTCCTGGACGACAGGGAAAGCATCGCCCACATTTGTGCCGGCAACGGGCACATCGCCCGCAACCCCGATCACGCGCGTGTTTAGGACGGCGATCAACTTGCCGCCATCGTCGGCCACACCCTGGCCTACCGCATAGCCGCGCAAAATGCCGGCCGTCTCGGCCACTCGGGTGCGGATCTCGGGAATCCCAACGGGCCCCATCACTCGCATTGTCATGACTCAAATCCTCTCTTGGATCAATTTGCCCTCGGGCTTCCGCCTGGCGCTATTCCCGAGGTCCTACACTGCCCTAGGGCTTACTGCGATCACGCCCACCAGGGTCCGGGCTCTGAGATCTCGCTAGACCGCTCCCGCCGTACTGGCGCCCGGTTTCGAGGGTTTCCAGTCTTCGGCCTTGAGTTCCTTGAACGCGTCGTTGTAAGAGATCTTCTTTTCCTTGGCGCGCTGTTTCACGGCCTCGTCAAAGAGGATGGACTCAGGATCGACGCCTTCCTTGAAGACCGGCGCGCCCGGCACTCCCGAGATTGAGAGAGCACCCTCAGGCACGATCTTGCCCAGACCGTCGAGTACGTCGGCGAAAAGCTGCAGTGCATCCTTCTTCTGCTTCTTGTCGCCTTCGCCGAATTCGACCTCAACGATGTCGGCGGTGCTCAGCGCGTGGAAGAGCTGCGGAACCCCCATGTGTTCGTAAGCTGGCAGCCAACGCTTGTTGGCCTTCAGCGACGCGATAGCGTCCTTGGCGCGTTGCGAAAGTCCAGCCAGTGTCTGCGTTTTCTTGTATTCCGCAAACTGGTTCTCGACGGCTTCACGCTTTTCGCGTTCCGTCTTCAGGTCATCGGCAAACTTCGCCTCGGTTTTCTTCTGTTCGGCGAGGATCAGATCCTTGATGCGATCTTCGCTGAATGCGGGCTGCGGAGCAGGAGCGCCACCCAGCAATTCCCGCAATGCCTCTTTTACCCTGTCCGCGATGGACTTGGTATCGTCTGCCATTGTGTTCTCCTCGTCGAAATCAATTGATTGAAATTCCGCCTGGCTAAATGCAGCGTCCGCCAGACCCTTCACTTCCGGAACATCAGCGCCCAGAAAGCCCAGATGCCGCAAACCATATTTCCCGTCAGCGGACGTGTAGAGCGCCACAGACCGCTTTTTATAACGCCCAGCAAGGACGCTCTCACGGAATGCGGGTTCAACCTGGTGGAGCTTCGCCATGAGTGTGCCGGCCACATTCTTCAGCTTCGACACCCACGCATAGGCAGGCGCGCCGCTGGCGGGCTTTGGATGGCCGAGAACCACCGGCGCTTCATGTTTTGCTGGGTCGTAGCTGTCGGCGATCTGCTGAACGTCGGCTTCGGAGTAGTTTCCCTTGTCGCCGTAATTACCGGCGCGGAAGATCTCCATCCACGGCGTTTCGTCGGTATGCTGAACAGTCTGGCCGCATGCGCAGTTGGCGCAATCGCAGCCCTTATGCGAGCAGTCTTCGCAATTCCCGCTCTTGCAGGGATCGCATTCGCATTGGCACATGTTCGCGCCCATACGCTTTGCACCGGTCTTTGTAGGTTCGGCCACGAGATGAGTGTCAACCCATCAGCTAGGTAGCACCGATCTACAGCCGAAAAGAAATCGCCGCCTGTGAAATAGAGTTATATTTATCCGCCGTTCGCGCCTTCGCGATGGTGTCTACAACGCAGCCCTCACGAAACAATCTTTAGCCTCTAGCAGTTTGCGGAGCCCCGCCGACTTTTCAGGGCCATCCGGCAGCATCTTATCCATCGCTTCAGCTACAACCCAAAACCGTACGCTCACATCTTGCAGCTTCTCAGGTAGATGTTTGAACTCGAAGAACTTCATGATTGGTGATGCCATGTTTCCTCCGCCACAACTCCGTGGCCGGTTTCGCGACGGTGCCTGCTAGGTGGTGGTGGTGAAAATCGCCGCTGGAGGCTCTTGACCGGTCGCTGCAATCAGCGCCTCAAGACCGCGAATCTTCTCTTCGGCCTCTTGAAGTTG